GGGACCCAATCCTTATTTCACTAGTTCGTAGAGCTATGCCAAATCTCGTTGCTTACGACATTTGTGGTGTTCAACCAATGACTGGTCCTACAGGTCTTATCTTTGCCATGAAAGCAAGATATAATGACGATGTAGACGCTACTAGAGATAACAAATCAGAAGCTCTTCATAACGAAGCTCGTTCAGATTATTCATCTCAAGCTCAAACTACATCTACTACTTTAGGTTCAGACCCAATTGGTGACCCATTCGACACTTCATCTCCTTCATACGCATCTACAACAGGTGCAGGTATGTCAACAGCTTCGGCTGAGAGTTTAGGTGACGCAGCAGGGAATCATTTTGCAGAAATGGCTTTCACAATTGAGAAAGCAACTGTGACTGCAAAATCCAGAGCATTAAAAGCTGAGTACACACTCGAATTAGCACAAGACCTCAAAGCAATCCACGGTCTTGATGCAGAATCAGAATTAGCAAACATCTTATCATCTGAGATTCTTGCTGAAATCAACCGTGAAGTTATCAGAAATGTTAACATTCAAGCAAAAACTGGTGCAGCTTCAACAGCTGTTGCTGGTACTTTCAACTTAGATGTTGATGCTAACGGTAGATGGTCAGTTGAGAAATTCAAAGGTTTGATTTTCCAAATCGAAAGAGAAGCTAATGTTATTGCAAAAGAAACTAGAAGAGGAAAAGGTAACTTTATCTTATGTTCTTCAGATGTTGCTTCTGCATTATCAATGGCTGGAGTATTAGATTATACTCCTGCTCTATCAACTTCTTTGAATGTTGATGACACAGGCAATACTTTTGCTGGTGTTCTTAACGGAAAAGTTAAAGTCTATATCGACCCATATGCTGGTGTTGATTACATGACTGTTGGTTATAGAGGGTCTAACCCTTACGATGCTGGTTTATTCTACTGTCCGTACGTTCCATTACAAATGGTTCGTGCAGTTGGTGAGAATACTTTCCAACCTAAGATTGGTTTCAAAACAAGATACGGAATGGTATCTAATCCTTTTGTTGGTTCAACACCAGCAGACGGACTTGCTTCAGCAGGAACAAACCAATACTACAGAAAGATGGCTGTTTCAAACATTCTATAATCTGTATAATCGATTTATCGATACTAAAAGGGACTCAATTGAGTCCCTTTTTTTTGGCTTTGCAGTGGCACGATGCAGTATCAGAAATCACCGTCAGCAACTTGAACTACAGTAGTTCCTCTCTGCCTCCACATTTCGACAACTTGATTTCTGTCGTCAAAAACAATGTCAATTTTACCACCAACCTCTTCAAATTTATCTGCAAGGTCAGATTTGAATTCATCGTCTCTTCTGAAGTCACCGTCAGGTCTAAGAAAAAGACCTTGATGTCCTTCTCCAATCCACTCTGAAATCTGTTTCTCAGTGATACTTCTTTCTGATTCATTTCTTGCACTGAAGAAGGCAACATTGTCACCTTGTGCAATAAATCTTTTTGCAATGTCACAAACCCATTGAACAGGAGTATCAAATACTGTAGAATTTCTGAATGATTTCCAATCTGCAGGTTTCTGAGATACAAAATGTCTCCTATGTTCTACATCGGCAATAGTTCCGTCTACATCGAAAATTATTGTTTGTTTCTTTATCATGTGTCCATTATATAAAAAAAGTGACCGCTATGGCAACGCCTAAATATAAATAGTATATGTAATGGAGAATATAATGAAACAATATGAAAAACAAGTTAATGTCTTTGAAGGTCCTTGGTCATCTAAAGCATTCCCAAATGGTGAAGAAACAACAGAAGGTGTTATCAGTAGAAAGATGATTACACTATATGAGAAAGACGGATACCTATGTGAGGAAGAAGTCACTAGAGAATATAGAGGTAATGATTACTTCGACACTTCAACAAATAAGAGAGTATTAAAACTTGACAACAATTAATAAATCAATTCTAAATAAGAACAACTTTAGATTACTAATAGATAAGATACCAACAGTTGAATACTATGTTCAATCTGTTAATATACCTGGTATTACATTCAATGAACTTAGACAAGGTGCTGGTGTTGGACTAGATGCATATTTTCCAGGTGATAAAATTGAATTTGGTAAACTAACTGTTAAGTTCTTAGTAGATGAAGATTTAGAAAACTTCAAAGAAGTTTATGATTGGATGAATGCAATAATACCCATTAGTGACCCCACAGATTTTGCAAACTACACACAAACCACAAAGACTAAAACTGGTTTAACAAGTGGTGTTGATAATGATTTGAATCAGTATTCTGATATTACATTGGTCACAAATACAAATAAGAACATACCAAATAAGTTCTTTAGATTTCATGACTGTTTTCCTACATCATTAGGAGAACTAGAACTGATATCTGGTGCAGAAAATGACCCTGTGACATGTCAAGTAGAGTTTATATTCTCTTACTATGACATTCAAACCACTTCTTAAAACCCCTTATAAATACTAGTATATTATGATATAATGGAGTCATATGACTTTAGATGAAATTAAATTGATGTGGAAAGAAGACTGTGTTGTCGATGATATAGAACTCGACAAATCAAGTCTTGATGTTCCTAGACTACACGCTAAGTATTCAGAACTACTTTCTGATACTCTGGTTAAACTCAAACAAAAACAATTTCAATACAATCTTCTCATTAAAGATAAGTGGTTGTGGTTCAATGGTAAACTTGATAAAGAAACTATTGATAAACACGGTTGGCAAGATGACCCATTTGATGGTATGAAAGTAATGAAAGCAGATATGCATTACTTCTTTAATTCAGATGAAGACTTAACTAAACTCAAAGCACAAGAAGAACTATTAAAAATACAAATGGACTTTCTCAAAGAATGTATGCAGAACATTACTTGGAGACACCAAACGATTAAGAACACAATCGATTGGAGAAAATTTATGGCAGGACAATAATGTTATATGAAAACTATCTTTATGGATTACCAGGATTCTTTACAGAAGAAGAGTGTGATACGATAATTCGAATTGCTGATACAGTAGAAACAAAAGAGGGTGCTGTAGGTGAGGGAACTAAAGAAAATAAAGATGGTCATATTACCGATGAGATACGAAGTTCTTTAATAAATTGGATAGGTCCACAACAATTACCAATTGAAATTGAACAGAAGATTGATGATGCTATGAACATGGCATTAAAAGATACTGGTTGGGGTTATCATATAGACTATAGACAACAGTATCAATTCACAACTTATAACGCACCTGATATAAATCAAAAGAAAGTAGGTGATTTCTACACTTGGCATACAGATGCAGGTCATCAATTAGATGAAAGAGGTCAGTTAAGAAAACTAAGTTTTACATTACAATTATCTAGTCCAGAAGATTATGAAGGTGGTTATTTTCAATGGTTAGAAACAGTAAGATGTTTTGATGGAATGAGAGATAATGCAACTGTAGATATGACCAATGGTATAAAAACTTTACCATATTCGGTTAAAGATAGAGGTTCAATCTTCTTTTTTCCTTCATTCGTACACCATCAAGTCACTCCTGTGACAAGAGGAACAAGAAAATCTTTTGTTGGTTGGTGTGTCGGAAATCAATATGTCTAACATAGTCAAAGTATCAAAGATTGATGAAGTCTTTTTAAAGGTTCATTGTGATGATGGACTTGCAAGAGACTTATTTGATTTCTTTTCTTTTACAGTTCCAAATGCAAAGTTCATGCCTTCATACCGAAATAAATTTTGGGATGGAAAGGTAAGACTATTCTCTATTAAAACACATAAGATTTACATTGGTTTATTACCTTACATTGATGAGTTCTGTAAAGAAAGAGGTTTTGAATTTGAGGGTGTAGAAGAAGTTTTAGGTATAAAAGAGAGGGAACCTGAATTAGATGAGTTTGTCAAGTCACTTGACTTACCATTTGAACCTCGTGGATATCAATTAGAGGCATTAAAATCCAGTCTTCAGTATGGAAGACAACTATTATTATCTCCTACTGCATCTGGTAAATCATTAATCATATACATGTTAGCAAGATACTATGATAAAAAAACAATTATTATTGTACCAACCACATCACTTGTCGAACAAATGACAAAAGACTTTATAGATTATGGTTATAAAGATAAAGTCTGTAAGATATATCATGGTCAAGAAGTATTTGATGCCCCTATAACAGTCACTACATGGCAATCATTCGCAAAAGCTCCTAAGGAGGTGTTAGAGTCTTTTGATGTTGTTGTTGGTGACGAGGCACATTTATTTAAGGCACAAACACTTAAAGGTATCTTAGAGAAAATGAAGACTACTGCAATTAGAATAGGTACAACAGGTACATTAGACGGCACAGAAGTTCATAGATTGCAATTAGAAGGTCTTTTTGGTCCTGTTAAAAAGGTTATATCGTCTGCAGAGTTAATAGAAGAGGGTACGATTGCAAGTATTGATATACAATGTATCATACTTCGTCATACTAAACAGAAAAAAATGTCATACCAAGATGAAATGGATTACATCGTATCACATCAAGGTAGAAATCAATTCATAACCAATCTAGTCGGTTCCCTTAGAGGAAACACTCTGGTACTGTTTCAATACATAGAGAAACATGGTCAACCATTATGGGAGTTATTCAATCCTATGGTCAGTAGAATGAAAGGTACACTACATTATGTACATGGTGCAACTGATACAGAAGATAGAGAGGCAGTCAGAGAGATTGTTGAGAACTCTAAAAAGAAAAATAATGTCATACTAGCATCATACGGAACCTTCTCAACTGGTGTTAACATAAAGAAAATTGATAATGTGGTCTTTGCATCTCCTTCAAAATCAAGAATTAGAAACCTACAATCTATTGGTAGAGGTCTTCGTAAGACTTCAGGAAAGGATTCAATGAGATTGTTTGATATATCAGACGACTTACAATGTAATAACCATACTTTAAATCACTTGAAAGAAAGGATAAATATCTATAACGAAGAAAGTTTTCCTTACACAATACAACAATTTGATTTAAAATAATGGCATCACCCTCAGATTTAATTCCACAAAAATACGAAGTCTTAAAACTAAGAAATGGTTTAGAGGTAGTCGGTATGACAAGAGATACTTCAAAAGGTATTGAAATCACTTTACCGATGGTCTGCAAATTGAATGCAGGTCAAACACCTGTTGAAACACTTGCAACATTTTATCCATATGCACCTTTGACATCAGACACATCAGTTGTAGTTCCTATAGACCACATTCTTCATAGAAATGTAATGAACCAACAATACATTCCTTTTTATGATGAGGCATCTTCTCAGTGGTTAGAGATGTTAGAGAACAATTCAATACCATTAATCAATGGTACAACAAAACGAAAATATATAGACAAGATTTTACAGAATCTTATTAATGAAGTTTCAGAAGAAACAATGATGGAATATGAAGACTTCGAATTCGAAGAAGCATTACCACCTGTAGATAAAAAGAAACTGCACTAGGTTTTATTTCCGTCTAAATAAGTGCGTATAATCGGTGTCTATATACCATTATACACCATTTTTATAACATAACTTTTAGGAAAACCATGACCACAGCAACTTTATTTGCGAAGAGCATGGTGCGAAAAGCTAGAGAAATTAACCATATAGTCCGTCCTCAAAAACGAAAACTGGTTGATATTATCGAATTTCTAGTGCTGATGACTCTTCCGTTCTTACTACCATTCATTACGATGTATTATGCATCATCTATGAGTTTGTTTTAATGAACACTAAACTTAGAGATACCTTGGAGATAACCACACTTGTGGCTATCTTCATGGTTTCCGTCATATCAATAACAGGAATATCATAATGTTCGTCCCTTGGTTCACAAAACCTGAAACAGAGAAGAAAGTATTGCAAATTGTAAATCTTTCTCCCGATGTATCCGTTTTAGATAAGATAGAAGAAGTTCACCCAATGAAA